TATACCCTTATGCTTAGGTTGGAAAGGGCATCGTTGGTTCCCTCAATAAGTTCTTTGGTAGGTATCGAACTGACGACCTCTAGTCTGTCCTTCAGATCATTCTTCTCCTGCGATAGAGCCTTGCGTTGCTCAGTCATTCTCTCAATGCGGTAGGAAAGAGCACGTGACTCTTGGCGTATCATGTCTATGCGCGTTTGTATGCGCTCGATGTTGTCTTGTTTTATATCCATTATTCTAGTGTTGGTATGGTTTTTACTATGTCGGTGATTAGTTCGTTATCTAGAAGTGCTTCTGGTAAAGGTTTCCTCCAGATGGTGACAGTATTCAGGCAAGAATAATACTGGTCAAGAGAAAAACCTTCCTTTTCGTAAATATTTTTAGCCTGGTCTGGGATACTCAGTTCTGGGTTCCTATATTTCTTAATAAGTTTTTCTGCTTTCACCTTGCCAATGCCCTTCATGCCCTCGATGCAATCAGTGCTATCACCCATGAGTAGTTGCACTAGCCAATTGTGGTCCGCTTCCTCCTGGCTCACGTAGGTAGGCCAGTCGTCCTTGTCCCAGTTGTAGTGCCACCCGGGAACAGACAACATATCTTTATCTATGCTGCATATAATAGGCTTATCAATCTTTCCATTGGTAGCAATTATGCCTAGTAAATCATCAGCTTCCAAGCGGTCATGCTGATACCAGCGGTCGCTATACATATCTTTCATGGCCTTGCTCAAGGGCGCATACAATGGCGGCTTGGCTCCACGATTACCTTTATAGTTGGGATAGAGTGTCTTGCGAAAGTTATTGCGACCTGATACCACCAGGTAAAACTCAGATGCCTTGCATCCCATCACACATTGATCGATGGCTTGCCTACACATTGATTTTAATGTAAGAAGGTTTGTTCCTTCAGTCTCTGCTTTAGCGGCATGTTTGAATAGTATTATTTCTACATCTAGTAGAGCAATTTTCTTATCAGTTTTTTTATTCATATAATAGTATAATGGATGAATTAATTGTAAGGTCAATGCTTTTTTCAGCCTCGTTCAAATTAGAGTTGCTTCTCGTTAGACATAGGTTCCCCATTACTGGTCAAACCTATGCCTTGCTAGAGCCTCAAATTATGAGTGTTCCCGCCTTCGATAGTGCCCCGGATCGTCGCGCATGGTAAGTCCTGTATTACGCTAGCCGTGGCTGTTCCTGCATTGCTGCAAACCTTTTATGCATAGCCGGGTTTCGGTCAAGCTATGCAACCACTTACTCAGACTTGGGCTAACCTGTTAGGCCGCTTGCTCCGATATACTGTAAAAAAAAGCCTCTCCCATGTCGCGCTGGAAGAGGCCTTAAAATGCTTGGATTAACAAGCGGTAAATTGGTCTGATCCGTCGCGACACGGTATCGCACAAGGCGATTTAAAAAACTGATAAGTATTATACACTATAGGTCAACCTTTTTTATATTTAATAATTCAATGGCTACGCCGCTACGTTTGAGCTTGTAGCCCTTCTTACTGCTACCCGTAACTAAATGCTTTAGTGCCTCCTCCTCCGTATGAGCGTGTTTTATGGCTCCGCATTCGTTAGGCATATCTCTCCTGGTATATGAAATTCTGTAGCAAGTCACTTAGTCTTTGCGGTATGATAGCCTTCTTTGATTAACCACCTGCGAAAGCTTCCCCTATCTGCACCGCCTTTTTCTGCGGCTTCTGCTATACTGCAACGTGTTTCCTGCCATATCTTTAACGACCGCGCCCTTGCTTTGGCGGTCTCCTCGCTGGTCGATCTGCCGCTTGTGCAATGGTCGAGGATGTCCCCGGCCTTCATTAGCATCTCTATTTTATCCTTAAAGCTTTCCATGCACCTGACTGCACTAGCTCTAGCTTCCAATGTATCTGTAAATTCTACCATGTTTGACGTAATACGCCCTCTAAGGGCTTCTAATGCCCCTAGAAGGCGTTTTGATTGTTTGCAAGGGTGTTACCCTTAGATTGATATTGCAAGCCCTTGTAGGGCTTCTGAGTGTTAGTTCCTTGTGCAAGGACTGAGGGTGCTATTTAATAAGCGTAAAGCAATCGCCTTCTGCCCATTCATACCAGCCCTCGCGCCAGTCCGCTTTATTATACGCCTCCCAGCCTTCGGAATTGTCTCGATTTATCTCCTTCAAGATGTCCTCAAGTGTCCAGTCGAAAACCTTGTTTGTATTTAAGTCTTTTACTTGGTAAGTGTGTATTTTCATAGTATCGTTTATTGGTTATTAGATTTATCCCATTGCAAGGGCTAGCAGTATAATTATTGCGCCGCCTACCATGCAAGCAAATAATATTGCTGCTGCATCTAATTCTCTTTGACTATTTACGAGCTTGTGCTCGGTTGCGATGTGCTTTTTATTTTTCATTTTATTACTTTCTATTTATTGGTTTAGTATGCTTTGCCGTTTCGTTCTGTCTGGTAATAGCTTTTGTATTTACCGCGATACTTTGCAAAGCATTTCGAGATTGCCTTTAATTCGTTGTCATCGCTTGCGCCGCCTTCGTAATCAAAGCTGCCTAGGTTTGTAGGTTGGCAAACCCACTTAGTGCCGAAGCAATTGGTTTCTTTGTATGTTTTTATAAACAATGTCATTTTATTACTTTCTATTTTATTGGTTTATGTTCAAGCGTTATTGCATTTGATCGATAAGCTTTTCGAGCAAACTTAAAGTTATAAAGGATCGCTTCATGGATCGCTTTGCAAGGCCGTTTGTTTTCCCGTCTGCTGTCACATACGATATCAAAACGCGGTGAGGGTCTTTATCACTCATCCTGGATTGCTCGAAAGGAAAAGTTACATATATCTCAATGCTATACGCGTCTTTTCCAATTGATTGCCGCGCTTGCTTTGATAGAGTAAAAACCCTACGCTCGCGGTGTTCCATAGTTTTAATATGTTCAAGTAATTCTTGGGATGTTTCTGGTTTTTTCATTTTATTACTTTCTATTTTTATTGGTTATTAGTTAGGCGTTATTACCTACCCCAAAACCCACGCGACTCCTAGGAGAAGGTGGGCAAGGGTTGAGGGAGTTAAGGCTATGCTATTTCTTGGCAACGCTGATCATAGCTAGGTGACTCGTGTTCCCATCCAAAGCCTTTACACTCGTCATTACTTTTTTCTGAGCAGTATTCCTCAATACTTTCCCAAGAATCAAAGCTATGCTCGCAGACATTTATTTCGGTGTGCATGGCAAGGATATGTCCGCTATGTAAGCGAAACAATAGGTGATGGCACCCACCGCCAGAACCGAACCAATCCGCTTCTACAATATAGTCCTTGTAGCGTTTGAACATATCCCTGCAAAAGCTTTGAAACTTTGGATTAAACTTTGGGTATCCATACTGCGGACTATCAATGAATGATTCTAGTGTTTGTCTAGGGTCGTTAATTTCGTTATTCATTTTATTACTTTCTATTTTTATTGGTTATTACTTAGGTTAGTTAAAAGACGCTGTTACCTTTACTAGCAACTGCTTATTTGACGTTACCAAGTCTTTATTGACGCGTAAACCGTCTTTAGTAACGTTTAGCACGTCTTTGTTTTTGGGCGTTACTTTAATATGCTTATAAGCAGTTGAAAAGTAAACATTACGGCCTTCATTAAAGCGATCGTTCGCCCATTCAAGCGTTGTTTGCGCTTTGTTACTCATTTTATTACTTTCTATTGGTTTATGGTTAAGCATTGCAAGTGAAGAAACTATCGCCTTCATCCATTGGAAAATCGTAATTCCGGGACGCGCGCTCATTGATGGTTTCAATGGCCTTTTGAGTGTCTACGACCACAATATGGGAAAGCGTTACGCCGCCCTCTTTCAATTCGTCTAAAGTCTTTTGGGCGGCATCCTTGCTATCAAAGCAAGCAATCCCGGCCGACTCGCCATCGGTTCCGATGAAGTCGAAGTAAGTCTTGTTTGCAGGTAATTCTAGTTTGTTATTCATTTTATTACTTTCTATTGGTTTATTGGTTTAGTATCGATCGCCTTTTTTGATCGTCATAAAGTGCTTGCCCTTGCGCCTATTCCATTGACGGCCGACAAGTATATTAATATATCCGTCAGCTTCTTCTAAAGTTGCGCCGCCTTCCGATATCATAAGATTGCGCATATCAATGCGGTTTTCTCTATGCTTCCAATGGGTGGGCTGAAACTGCTCTGAGTCGAAATGACTAGAACCATCAAATACATATTGATACATAGTTTGCTCGTGGCCATCAAAGCAAATTTGATGCGCGAATATCATAGTGCCAAATGGCAGATTTACTTCAGTTATACTTTTAAGATTTTTCATTATATTACTTTCTTTTATGGTTTATGCTAAGCAAGTGCGCTTAACTGAGACCCGTTAAAACTGTTCAAATGCATGCTGTCAATAGTTTTTTTAAACTTTTTTTAACTGGTTACAATGGCAAGCTTTACCGGTGGCCTTGTCTTGCAATGCGTCAATAGGAATTACCAGGGAATATATCCCAGCCTTATAAAAGAAAACTTTCTACACGATCTTGCCGCATTTGTTACTAGCAAGCTTGCAATGAGACCCAGCAAAGCATTTTTTTAAAACAGGGGAGGAGGGGAGTCACTTGTTGCGCACTCTGTTGTATATATATACATAAACTGCCCTTTAAAAAATGTAATTTAATTGGGCTATGTTTTTTATAGTATCCTTATGAGGTGCGTTTTGCACCTTTGGGTCTAAAGTTTGACACACCCTAAAGTGCAATATACACCTTTGGGTATGAAATCGTTATTAAATGGGGTTGAGTGGAGGTATAACCCTACGTGGAGCTTGATGGAGGACGGGGAAGGTATATGGGGGGATGATCGTTT